AAGTTATCGGACGACAACCCACACCACAGGCGCAGCCTTGACTTGGTGTTAGGTTGTTAAGTGAGAGAGGCTACTGTAGTTATATACAGTAGTTCTAATGCGGGCTAAGAGAAATAGATTGAGGAAGATCCATTGATTTGGATATCCTGCTCCATTGAGAACTGATACATGTCCTCATGGAAGACCGTATCAATACCTTCTTCGAGGTCAATAGAAGTCTCTTCAACTTCTTTGAGGAAGTAGTAAGTAGTCTTAGTAGTTGCCATGTGTGTACTCCGGTAATAGATCCAATTGATCCATGACTCATGCGCAGCATTGACTTAAGGTATCGTGTGAGTATCGGAATGAGAGAGGTAGGAATAGAAGTGGAGTATTGAAGGGTTATTACTGATAGCCTATCCCTATCTCTATATTCCATGCTATCCCTAGCGTAAGTACTCACTAACTTAGCTATTTAATGACGCCTCACAGTGTGTAAGGATGTGTAGAGGTAGGTAGACTGGATTCCCCTACTATCTACTACTGTCTGTCCCCTTTGTGTATTGGTTGTTTGTGTATTGGTGATTGGTGTGTAGCGGTGATTAAAAAAGGTAGAGATACCAATTAAGGTATCTCTAACTACACTAGGCTGCTTTAGCCTTGGTAGTAGCAATAGTGGGTACTACAACAGCAGTAGCCTGAAGCTCAAGCAACTCATTCTCTTTACGTTTAGCAAGACGTTCACGCCTAGCCTCATCCTCGAACTCACCAGCCATTTCAGCACCAGCAGTACACAGTGACAATAGACCTTTAGCGAATTGCTCGAAGGCCATGAAGAACACTGACAAACCAACCCACAACATACCCAATGACTTGAACATAGTAATACTCCAATACAGTTAATGAACAACAGATACACACCATGCATATCTATCCACACCACACACGCAGTGTTGAATCTATAAGGTGGGGTAGGTCATCTGAAAACTGAAAAGGTAAGTAGACCGGGGGGGAGTTTCGGAAGTTGGAAGTCCCAGATGTAAGTACTACAACCGTACCTAGATAACAAAATTCTGTAAAACTTTGCTATAAAAATAATAGCTGGGTTTATACCCATATTAAAAAAATATCTAAAACCCTCCCCATAAAATTTATAAATATTCCCCTAACCCTGATGTATACTGCAGCCCTTGGAGATTTATACCGTTAAGGAGACGGTTCCGGCTGTAACCCGGACGTGCTTGCACTCTGATGGTTCGATACCATCAATCTCCACCATATAAGTGTCGGTAGCTCAATTGGCAGAGCAGTGGCCTCCAAATCCACAGGTTGTAGGTTCGACTCCTTCCCGGTACGCCAAACTATTAAAAGGAACCATAGGGTTCCTTTTTTAGTTTCTGGCTTCGGTGCTACCATATACACCCGATACCCTAACTAAGGCTGTACATATGAAAACTCTCCACAATTCTGATGTTTCTGGTGCCCGTACCAATGTGAAAGATATTAAGGTTGTTGGCAACGGTGATTCTTTTCAGTTGCTATGTAAAGCGTCTTCTGAAGCAGAAGGCTGGATGAAAAGTACTAAAGCAATGAATGTTGAAGGTTTGGGTTGCTTGGTTCAGGTGACTACACAGCAACGCAATCCAGATGGCAGTTATTCCCTTGCAGAAGCCCTATCCTTTGTCCCCAATGCAGTCATTAGAGATGATGTGAATGGTGGTCGTAAGATTTTTGGTTGGGTTGAATAAAGTAATGAGCACACTTACTGTTGAGCAATTCAAGCAGTGCCTGCCTGATAAAGTAAAGAAGTCTATTAATCAAGAGTTGATTGATCAGATCAATACGACACTGGCCGATCCAGAGTTGTATGAGAGTTATCGGGATAACCTGTTGAGTTATACACGGGTAATGGCCGATGGTAGGTTCAAGGTCACAAGCTATATTGATGCAGTAAGGTATGTGAGCCATAAGCTCATGGGCTGTACCAACATTGAGGCTTACACCAAGACTTTTCCTAGTAAGTACCAGGGGTTTGTGGCTCAGGGCGTGCAGAGCAAAGATATTGCTAGTTATGTCACGGCCTATAACAAAAGCAAGCTGGTTAATCTGATCTTTGAGCAGACGCTCATTCCCAGTTATGTGTTGAACCAAGACCTTTATCAGAAGGCTTTGAATGTTCAGGCAGAACTCATGGTTTCGTCACACAGTGACAAGGTACGCTGTGATGCGGCTAACTCTTTACTTACCCACTTGAAGATGCCAGAAACTCAGAAGGTTGAGTTGGAGATTGGTATTAAGGAGGATAGCTCTATCGCCGCGTTAAGGGCTACTACGTTGGAGTTGGCTCGACAGCAAAGGTTGATGATGGAAGCAGGGGCCATGACTGCACAGGATGTGGCACATAGCAAGTTTGTTGTGGATGTTGAAGCCAAGGAGGTTATGTGATTGACCCCGTTGCAGAAGCCTTGGCTCCATTAAAGGTAGAGGATTACCTGAACCAGATTGACTACAAAGTAGACCCTCACTATGTTCCCAGCGAGTTTGCTCTGGAGTTTGTGACGTTTATCAAGCTGGTGAATGGTCAGCAAGGGGAAGAGCACAAGACGCCTGTGGTGCATTACAAGATGCTGGATACCCTGACCAAGCGAGGGGAGCGGATTGTTAACTTGTGTCACCGGGGGGTGGCCAAGACTACCTTGATGGGTGAGTACCTGTTCCTGTACATCGCTACCTACGGTGAGATTCCTGGCTTTGGAAGGATTGATCTGGCACTGTATGTGTCCGACTCAATTGAGAACGGGGTGAAGAACATGAGGAAGAACTTGGAGTTCCGTTGGGAAAACTCTGAGTTTCTGAAGATGTATGTGCCTGAGACACGGTTCACGGATATCCGGTGGGAGTTCAAGAATGCTGATGGTAAGGTGTTCATTGTTAAGGGTTATGGGGCTAAAACAGGTGTGCGGGGAGCCAAGGAGTTGGGTACTCGGCCTCAGTTGGCT